CGGTACACAAGAAGACATTGGAGCGACACGCAAGGGAGAAGAAATGAGCATCGAAACAATGCGTCAGGCGCTGGATGCGCTGGACGCCTATTCGTGGGAGCAGGTAAACGTAGCAAGAGCCGCCCTCCGCGCCGCCATTGAGCAAGCTGAGAAGCAACCAGCACAGCGCCAGTGGGTCGGGCTGACGGAGAAAGACTTCTCGGCGATTAACCAATCATGTTTGACAAAACTTCAGGCTGCGACAAGCGCCGAGTCAATCCTTAAGGAGAAGAACACATGAGCAACGAATACGCCTTCCCACACACCATCGAGCATCTGCACCAGCCGGTGACGGCGGGCATGACCCTGCGCGATTACTTTGCTGCAAGGGTGATGCAGGGGTTGTTAGCCACTGACATCGACTGCGGCCCGAAGTATGCCCAGATCATTGCTGACAACGCATACGGACTGGCCGACGCCATGCTCAAGGCAAGGGGGCAAGCATGAAAGAAGACATCATCCGCATGGCGCTGGATGCTGGTATTTTGTGGTCGACAGATCAAGCCGCTACGCTTGAACGCTTTGCAGCCCTTGTCGCTGCACGCTGCGCCGAGATCGCTGACAAGGCCGAGCCGTACCGAGCAGCCGATCTCATCCGCAAGGCGTTTGCCGTGGACCCCATGCCCTTGTTTTACGACTGGCCCGGAGGATGGAAAAAATGAAAGGCAGAGGTTACGACACACACTACAAGCAGACCCCGCCACCCATTGGCGGGTTTGTGGTTGAACGCGCTCAACTAACTACAGTTGCAAGAAATAAATCGAAGCTGCCGTTTAACTGTGATCACTGCGGCATACCCTTTGAAAAATATGCTTGCTGGGCAAAACGCTCAACACACCACTACTGTGGCCGCGCATGCGCTAACGCTGCGAGGTTGGTGCGTATCCCAAAAGAGTGTGTGGTGTGCAAAGCGGAAATGCTGCTGACGCCAGCCGATTACCCAAGATTGTCAGCCTGTTCAAAACTGTGTATGCGTAAGAGGAGAACATCAACAAACATAAACATGCGGTCGTCACCCGACTACAGAGCTATAGTCAATCGCTTGAAAAAGAACGCGGTGTGTGCGGTGTGCGAAACAACAAAAGGTCCTTGGATTGTGCGGGGCACAAAGCTGTGGGTACAAGACGGTCTTTCTTGCGCGGATGGGACCGACGCTTATCTGGTGTGCAGGAATTGTCACTTGAAAGCCACGCAACCTCTGGCAAAAGCATCAACGTACATGACTGACAGATTCAAGTACTACAAGGAACGCGAATGAAGTGCCCACTGTGTGGAGGACCAACGGATGTCATGCAAACAAAATCAATCGACGGTGTCCCAATCAGACGCCGACACTGCTACAACGACCACACGTTCCAAACCAAGGAAGTCCCGATCAACGAACCCAAACCAAAGCGAAAACTTCGCACGAAGCTGGCCATTCCAGAGGGTGGACGGTAAGATGCTTGAGCGGGCGCACAAGCAAGCGCAGAAGCAGGCGATAGCCGACGCTGAGCCAGCGCCGTTCTAGGAGAGCACATGGCCGCCACGCCCGAGGTCAAAGTCAAAAAGCAAATCCGTAAACTGCTCGATGCAGCAGGCGCTTACTACGCCATGCCCATCGGCACAGGCTACGGCAACTCAGGCGTGCCCGACTTCGTCATCTGCCACAAAGGCCGCTTCATTGCGGTCGAGGCCAAGGCAGGCAGCAACAAACCAACCGCACTGCAAGAGCTGCATCTGGCACGCATCCGCGCCGCTGGCGGCATCGCCCTTGTCATCAACGAGACCAACATGGACACACTACAAAAGGAGTTGATATGAACACTATCACCACAAGCAAAGAGCAAGAGGCAGAGATCGAGCGCATCATTGCCAAGCTCGACGACGATGAGCGCATGCACCTGCGCTCTGTTTTCTACGCCCTCACCCGCTGCTACGACAAAGAAGGCACTGACTCTGCCGTGGTCATCTTCGGTACTGCCGACAGCGTTGAGTCGTTTGCAATGCTCAACTGCGACAGCATGGCAGCCGCACGGATGATGGAGGGCGCCAACGATTTTTTAGGATACCTCAACACAAAAGACGCACCACCAAAGGAGATGTTTAATTGAGTGCACCTTATCAACGCATCGTCAGCATTGACTTTGAAACGCGCTGGGACAAGCGCGACTACACACTATCGAAACTAACCACAGAGGAGTACATCCGTGACAAGCGGTTCAAGGCCTTTGGCGCTTGCATCCATGAGTATGGAGGAGACACCGCTATACAGTGGTATCGAGGAGATGAGCTTCCTAGAATCTTGGGGACTTACGACTGGAGCAAGACAGCCGCCCTCGCCCATAACGCACAGTTCGATGTTTCGATCCTTGAGTGGCGCTACGGCATACGGCCCGCGTTCATCTTCGACACCCTATCAATGGCGCGTGCTCTACGCGGCGTGGAGGTTGGCAATTCCCTCGCAAAACTCGCCAGCGATTTTGGTCTTCCCGAAAAAGGGCGAGCCGTACATTCGACGGACGGACTCGCAGAGATTGATAAAGATATGGAATCTGAGCTTGCCGATTACTGCAAGCACGACGTATATCTCTGCGAACGGATTTTCGAGCGGCTGGTTGAAAACTACCCCAAGTCGGAGCTTCGCCTCATCGACATGACCCTCAAGATGTACACCCGCCCGGTGTTGCAGCTTGACAGGACGATGCTGATCGAGGCGCTCACTGAGGAGGGCAAGCACCGCGAGGGGCTGCTGGCCAAGCTGGGGGTGGAGGAGTCGGAGCTTGCATCGAACCCTAAGTTTGCTGCGCTGCTGTGGGGCTTGGGCGTAGCCCCACCAAGGAAGGTCAGCAAGACCACGGGCCAACTGACGCTGGCCCTGGCCAAGAACGACGCCCTGTTCCAAGCACTGCTCAACGGTGAGAACGAGGATGTGGCCACCCTGTGCGAGGCCCGGCTCAAGGTCAAGTCCACCACCGAGCGCACCCGTGCGCAGCGGTTTCTGGACATCTCCCAGCGCGGCGCACTGCCCGTGCCCCTGTCCTACTACGGTGCCAAGTCGGGCCGGTGGACGGCGGCCAAGGGCTCGGCCATCAACATGCAGAACCTCAAACGCGGCAGCTTCCTGCGCAAGGCCATCATGGCCCCGGAGGGATACCAGCTTCTGGTGGGTGACCTTTCGCAGATCGAGCCCCGGGTGCTGGCGTGGCTGTCGGACTACGAGGAGTTGTTGAACATCTTCCGCTCGGGCCAGGATGCATACGCCCAGTTCGGTGCGCAGATGTTCGGCATCCCCGGCATGACCAAGGACAGCCACCCAGACCTGCGCCAGTCGGCCAAGAGCGCGTTGCTGGGGTGTGGGTATGGCCTGGGGTGGGCGAGCTTCGCCTCGCAGCTTCTGGTGGGCTTCCTGGGCGCACCGCCCGTGCGCTATGACAAGGCGTTTGCCAAGAAGCTGGATGTGACCTCCGAGTACATCGAGCGGTTCATCGGCTGGGAGGACAACGTCAAGAAGCTCCAAGAGATTCCCCACACCTGCACCGAGCGGGAGCTGCTGGTGCACTGCGTGGCGGCCAAGAAGATCATCGACATCTACCGGGCCACGGCCCACCCCGTGGTGAGCTTCTGGGACATGTGTGACCGCTTACTAACTAAGTCCCTTGCCGGTGGCGAAGAGGTGGTGTATAAATGTCTGACGTTCCGCAAGAACGAGATCGTGCTGCCAAACGGCATGTCTTTGCTGTACCCTGACTTGCGCCAAGTCACCGACAAGGAGACCAAGCAGAAGAACTGGGTCTATGGCGAGGACGAGACCAAGCTGTATGCTGGCAAGATCACCAACAACGTGACCCAAGCGTTGGCGCGGATCGTGATGACAGACGGGATGCTACGTACTTCGAAGAAGTACTTTGTGGCAGGCACAGTGCATGATGAACAGATCGTCGTGGTGCCCGACGAGGAAGTGGCTGACGCTAAGACTTGGGTCTTGGCGCAGATGACCGTAGAGCCTAAGTACATGCCGGGGATTCCCCTGGCCGTTGAGGGTGGCGCACACCGCAGATATGGACTTGCAAAGAAATGAACGATTCGATTTTGATTGACTACGCAGCATCGCTCATGGAAGTTGAGCGTTTGGCCAAGGGTGTTCATCACGCGTGCCTGGAGCGTGACTATGAGAAAGCGCAGGAACAGGCGATGGCAATGCTCGTGGAAGCGAGGCTCACATTGCAGACATTACGACACATGCATCAAAAGGAGAAAGAAAGATGAAGCAACTGGTATTGCCCAAGAAAGTACAGGTGGGCAGCAAGTGGTACAGCGTCGATGTGGTTGAGTCGATGCGCAGGAAGAGTGAGATCGGGCGCGTGACGTACGACACGCAAAAGATTGAGCTGGCCCGGCGCACGCACCACGGTGTGCCGTTCAGACTGTCGGCACTGGAGGAGACGTTCTGGCATGAGCTGACCCACGCCATCCTGCACAGCATGGGCGAGCATGAGCTCAACAACCGCGAGCGGTTCGTCGAAGAGTTCTCTCTGCGACTGGCCCGAGCGATACGTACGGCGAGGTTTTGATGAAGACAGTCACTTGGTCGCACAGCTCCCTCAAGGACTACGAGGGCTGCCCTCGCAGATACCACGAGGTCAAGGTGCTCAAGAACTATCCGTTCAAGGACACCGACGCAACGATCTACGGCAAGGAGCTGCACACGGCGGCTGAGTTGTACATCAAGGAGGGCACACCACTGCCGCCTCAGTTTTCTTTCATACAGGGAACACTCGATGCGCTCAAGGCCAAGCCGGGCAGGAAGCTGTGCGAGCACCAGATGGGCGTGACCAAGGACTTGAAGCCTTGCGGGTTCATGGACAAGGAGGTGTGGGTGCGCGGCATTGCCGACCTGCTCATCATCGACGACGAGAACCTCACGGCCAAGGTGGTGGACTACAAGTCGGGCAACAACAAGTACCCAGACCGCGAGCAGCTCAAGCTCATGGCGCTGATGGTGTTCGCCCACTTCCCCCACATCCGGCGCGTCTCTGGCGCGCTGCTGTTCGTGGTCAAGGAAGACATCGCCAAGGCCAGCTTCATGGTAGGTGAAGCCGAGGAGTATTGGTGGGACTACAGAGAGCGCGTGGCTCGCATCGAGCAGGCGCATGAGACCGGGGTGTGGAACCCCAAGCCGACACCGTTATGCGGTTGGTGTCCGGTGACAACGTGTGAACACAATCGCAAGAGAGGTTGAGATGACTGCGCCCATACACCGAAAGAAAGCAAAAAACGCATTTACAGTCGGGCTATCCCCCGATATGCGCACCCTGCACATCAA